TTTTTTTTTTTTTTTCCCTGATTAAACCCAATGGTGAAAATTTTAAAATGATTAACACCCAAAGGAAAGAAAGAGAAAAGAGAAGCTAGGGGATGATTGCCCCTAGCGAGAAAAACGCAATAAAGCGTAGGCTGCAGCTTCTTTTTTAGCTTCGAGATTAGACATACCCCGCTCCGCTCTATTGTAATCAAAGCGACTAACAATGGCGGAGTAAGCTGGGTGGGGGCATGCCCGCATAGCCCTATGGGCTGCAGTCTCCGGGTCAAATTGCGCGCCCAACGCTAATTGCACGCGGGCACGAGACTCGGATTGATAATCATCATAGGGATGCTTAAACTCGAAGTGTTTGGAGGTTGACATCCTCAAAGTGAGTTGAAATGCCCAGTCAACCTCATCTGATGGTGGATGAACAGAATCGGGCGTGTCATGCTCAAACAACCAGTCCCAGAGGTGTGCGAGCCATGGAGGGAGCTGGTCACGGCGGATGTAATCGCCGTCAAGTGCTGCTTTCCAGTCTTCTTCCTCGCTGTTGCCCGTGGTATAGCCACTGTCACCCTCTTCCTCAGACTCAGATGTCAAGAAGTCTGGTTCTTCATCACCACTCCAGTAATCAGCGGGTTCAACCTCCTCACCGTCAGGGTCATCTCTGAAGCGAACGGTGCGAAGGTCGACCCTTGCCCCGGAGGCACGCTGCCACTCACCAGCGTAGGGGGCATTCATTGGCAGGCCAGTATAAACAGGGGCACCATAGCCAAGAGGTCCACAGCCACAAACATCAACTGCATAGTTGACGACCACCGCAAAGGGGTTTGGAAAAGTCATGGTCTGGCTGCCATTCTGGTAAATGCCAGTGGAAATATTATCACCAATGCAGACAGTCAACAAGTAGCTGGTGTTAGACGGGATGTGAACGCCCACCTGGTTTGAGCTGGTTAATGTGGTTATGCCAGATGTATAGCCAGTGGAGGCCGCACCGGGGGTTGGCGCGACCAGGTTGTAGGTGTTGGTAGCCGTCCCGATGGACTGGGATTGTGAGGGCATGAGCCAAAGCATGAAGAGTGCTGTCTGGGTGCCAGAGCCAATCTCGCTGCCCGCTTGAAAGTAGCCTGCAAAATCACGGGTGACAACGGAGCTGGAGGTGGAGTTAACTCTAGAGACAACAGAAAAACTCTGGTTAGGTGGAGGGTCGGGGGCAACAAACCCGTGACCTGTGAAGACGGCGGTGTCAAAAACCCAAGCCTGGTTGACGCGGCCACTATAGTTGCCCTGGGAATCTTGGATCCACAGGCCAACCACAGCATTCACATGATTCTGTATCCAGCCATTTAGATTCTTGTTAAATGTGTTGGACAAGTAGATGACTGGAGTAAGCCCGAAAGCGAGTAGGCCAAAGGGGTCACCTGGTTGGAGTTCTGGATTTGCCACTCGACCCTGCACGACACTTACTGTGCTTGTGCCGGTGTTGGGCGCATTGATCTGATTGAATTGTACAACGCCTGAGAGACTCTGTTGAGTGGAGGTTCCAGTTGCAATGCAAGGCCGGTCAGCAGCAGCATCTTCTGCAGAAGCGTAGATCTGAAATTGCACTGTGTTGGCGCGAGTGCTTGATGTTATCACGCGCTTCACAAACCACCAACCGCCTGCAAGGAGCCAACCAAAAGGAGGTGGAAGAAGGCTGGCTGCAGTGGAAACAGAGGCATCAACAACCTGGAAGATCGTAGATGAGACAGAGGTCCCGGTAGCCCTAGAGAGGGAAGAGTAGGGCATGTCCGAAAGCAATGACAGGGCCTCAACTGTCGATGCGTCTGTGACAGTCATAGTGATCGGCTCACCAGCAGTTGCAGCGTCAATGGTGACAGAAGAGGCGGGAGCCTCCTGCTTTGACAGTGTTGCCAATGACGGTTGGGTGAGGTAGTTTGCGAATTCCCAGGTAGCACGAAGCTCAACAAGGAACAAGGACCCAGCATATGGTGTATTCTGATAGGTGGAAACTGTCTGGCCCAAGGAATGGATTTCAATTGTGGGTCCAAGGGACTGGGTTTTGTCATCATTTGTATTAGTGAGCCACCAGGACTCACGAGGGCCAGCGAGCTGTTTTCTGGCAAGCTTAAAAATGCCAGACTGCCCGACATTGACATCGCGGTGAACGCGAGCGCCAAGTCCGGACCATGAAGTTGAGCCAGGGGTCGATGTCAAATTGAGGGAAGCTCTGACAGCAGTACCTGAAACAGCGGAGGAGCCAACAAGAGGAGTGAACCTAATGTGAGCCTGTACACACCGCCACAAGCCAAACTGGGCCGCAAGGGCTTGAATGGGGCCAAAAGCATTGGAGCCGTTTGTCTCTTTCACGAGGGCAGGATTGAGCATTGAAGCCATCTCGAGTTCGACACGGTCCGAGCTATTAGCTCCTATCGTACCCAATGTCGCCGTAACCGTCTGGGAAACGGCGACCTTAGGCCCAGTAAGGCCGAGGCGGTGGACCTCGCGCTTCACTTCACTGCGAGCAACGGCCCTGGTCCGTCGCTGATGTCTACGCTGCCTTGGTGGGTTTCGGCGGCGTCTGGCACGTTTCTGCGCCGTTTGCTGACTCTGCGCAGCGCGGGCCCGCCGGCGGCGAGCCCGCTGACCACGAGAGGGGACTGGAGCAGGCTTGTTAGCCATAGCTCTGTTTTGGTCCTCCCCTCCAAATGTAATCAAGCTGCTCTTCCGTGAAGCGGTAGGGCAAACCGCTTCCAAGAGAGTGGCTGCGAAGCGCAACCAGGCACCTCTCGAGGTACTCCTTAAAAGGATGGTCATCAGGAGCATTATGCATCAGCAGTTGAAAACACAAGAGCTTCCCATGGAGGCTACTTACATCCTGCAGTTTACTTGCTGGTTTCAGGAGTGAGGCCATCATCTTATATGGTTGTGATGGAACAGGTAGATAGTCTGGGTTGATCTCAAAACCACAAAAGGACAGCCCAATGGGACTGGGCTGGACTATCACCTTTTCAGGTTTAACCCACATTCCAAAGACATCCTTATACATTTTCACAACTTTATTAACATAATCAGATGGGAGGACAGGCGTGGTGGTGAGCCTGTCATCACCATATATAAGGGTGTCATAACGGTCCCAAAGGTCTTTGTCGGGACCGTTAAGATATGCAAACTCAAATGCTTGAAGCCAATAGTTGACCATGTTATTATCTGTGGTGGTGCTTATCTGGCCTGAAGGATTTCCCTTCCGCTGAATGGTGACCTCCCCAGAGGGGAGTACGACATACCTGTTGAGGAGCTGCTTGCAATACCATCTGTATATGGATGCATACTGATCTCTCAAATCCTTGCGGAAAAGAGAGAAGCGCAGCTTCTTAATATGCATAAACAAAGGGACAGGTATGGTGCCATCAAAGCGTGTCCAATCAAACTCGATGTAGTAGTGGTTACCCTTTGATTCAAGGCGGCGCACTCGTTGTTCAAAGCCGCCATAAAAGGGTGACCAACCACACTGGCCAGAAGAGCTCTCTGTGACTGTCTTCATCTGGGCATTCTGATGTTGTTCAAAGAAACACCCTATGCGTGCGTAGATGGGATCGGAGCAGACAATCTGACGGATGTCATGCTTATCGATCTTCTCCTGTTTCAGGATCTCCTTCTTGAGAAAAAGATACCAGCACACTTTAGGGCGAGCACCAGCCTTGATACGGTCAAATTCTAATATATAGTCTCGCCACCCACAATCAGAGAGGTAGTCTGCCTCAGTGGACCACCGCATCATTTTGGGGTAGGCGGGAGTGGACTCTTGATTCTTTTCAGTGGCCATCATGTTGACAAAGATGGAATCCTGGAGGTAAGCGAAATGCCGATAGAAGGCCCAATCAGCAAACTCACACATCTCAGGATACTTAGAAAAGAAGTCATCACACTGGCCGTATTCGAACTTATCGAAGCTGGTGGCATATGCCTCAGGGCCCCACGTGGAGGGGCCATAGAGCTCAACTAAATTTGGATCAACTGGTGGTAGAAGGCCAAGCAAGGGTTCATCAACTAACTTATCATCAATTACTGGCCTATTAATTGGGACTGATCCCACCAGCGGGTAGCTGGCAGGGACAAGCCAGCGGGTACCAGGACCCACTAGCTGTCTCCAATAGTCTAGTTTGCATTCTTCTGGGGACCAGATGGTTTGGTCCCCTTCTGGGAGTTTTTTGAAACCTGAGGGTTTTTCTGCTTGCGCGGTTTCATGCGCTGTACAAATGGCTCGAGACCATTTTCCCATGCAGCCATATCTAGCTTAAAAAGGGCCTCATTCATTTTATCAGTAAGCTGTTTCTGATGTTTCTTCCAGAGGTCAGCTGAAAGATCCTTGGAGGCACTGACCAGAGTCTTGAGGGCCAATATGTAGTCCTTGAGGAGCTGCATATCAACCTTGGTCATTATGAACTCAGAAGGGTCATACTTCGAGAGGTGCTGTTGAGGGCAGGGACCGCAGTTGTAGTCGTCCCAGATCGGTTTGTCACAAACCTCAACTAGTTTGACACCCTGGGAAAAAGAGTCCCAGTCAGCGTACTTGGAAAAGTATTTCTCATCGTCGGGGTCAAACCGTTCACGACTCTCACGTTCCTCCTCGAAGTCATCAGGGGGCCAAGCGCGCCTAATATTATAACCCATCTCAAAAAGATCGTCCTCATCATCCGAGTAATCATCAGGATCACTCCATTCAGGGTAACCAATCTTATTACGGACGATCTCTTCAACGGCATCAAGCAAGGCTTCACGGGAAAGGCCTTTGGAAAGGAGCTCATCATACTCCTCTTCTGTCAGCATTTTCTGGCCCTTCCTAAGGAGGGGCCTGCTTTTCTTGGCACCCCTACCCCTCTTGTTCTTGCCCTTCTTCTTCTGGAAGAAAATCTGATTGAGCTCATCTCGAACAATCTGGATCTCCTGTTGGACAGCGGCACGAACGAGCTGGATGACCTGTGATTCATCCTGTTGACTCATCCGCTGAGCGAACTCAGTAATCTTTTCCTCGTTTTTCTGCTGCTGTTCACTGATGTTCTTTTTGACTTCATCCCAGACCTTCTGGTTTCCAGCTTCATCAGCGGCGCGCTGTTTCTCAAGATCCTTAATGGCCTGACCAAAATCATCCATCCTACGGAGGATTGTCTCACTTTTTGCTGCCATCTTATTGATCTCTTCATTAAGTCGCCGTAGGTCCTCAGGTAACTGTGGGGCGACTATTTTGGCTGGTTCAGGCACAGGGTCTGGCAAAACAACCACAGGATTGGGCCTCTCTGATTGAGGACTGGAGATTCCACAGGCAGGGTTCTTACCGGCTAGCAAGTCAGCGAGCTGCTGCTTAAGGGCCTCGGTTTGTTTGCGAAGCTCTAGGAGCTCAAGCTCCTTCTGACTGACAGGCTGAACATCCACCTGAGTCAAAACAACCGCGCCGCCAGTGTAGCCTGTGTTGGTCTGATGTACCCCAAGGACATGGCCATTAATGTCAACCACAGGAGCACCACTCATGCCATCCCGAGTAGGACAGGCATAAGATATGGTGTCCCCATGGCAGACGCCTTCGGTTGTAGCAACTAGAATTCCAACACCGTCACGAGCAACTATCGTTATGGTGTCATAGACGGGTTTTTTGGAAATCTTGAGGCTGGGCATAGTTTGAAGTTGGGGAGGGAGCTTAAGAAGAGCAATGTCCTTCTCAAGCTCAAGCCGTATCCCAGCTTGGTAAGTCGCGCCATTGTATGTGACGTCAACCACCTTAAGCCCAGCAACAACATGCTTAGCAGTTACTATGTCGTTGCCACACCTAAAGCCAGTCCCTTGGGAGTCCCCTGCGGTGACAGTACAGAGTGATTCTGGGCAAACGCGCACAAATGGTGCAACGGTGTTCCTCAACTTCTGCCTCAACTTCTGCTTGGCTCTGAACGCGCTCTGCCCAAATTTCCAGAGCCAATTTGGAACATTTGATGTTTTGGCAATAACCTTCCCTGTAGAGTCCCTAAACTCAACAGTCTGAGCACCGAAGCCATCTATGGCCTTCCACATGCGGTAACAAAGGAGGACCGCGGCAACGGCGTTAGATCCAAGCCCGAAAAGATCGGCAAAGTGGCAACTAACCACGCACAATGTAATCAGTGCGTGTCCAAAGACCATCTGGCGCCAATCAACATCAGGGAGGAAACAACAGACTAGAGCAATTATCGGAACGAGCGGCAAGGCGGCAAGGATGCCAATTACTGGGTCTATAAAATAGACTGTTCCGATAATTAAGAAACTGATAGTCGTTACCTGATTCAGGAAAGGAGTTACAGTCAAGGCGGCAAACTTCATTTTGGTCATGGTCGCCATGACGAGAAAGGCGAGAGCAGCAAGCGGGTGCAGATCCTTGAAGGTACGCCACACAGCAAGACTTGTCGCGACGAGGGCCCACCAGGGGACCTCAGGTAAGATGACTGCAAGCATCCGAGCTGTAGGGTAAATCCAATGGTCATTGGGGACCCGCGCCCACTCAAGGAAAGTCATGATCCTCTTGTACCAGTCTATTGACCACATCTCGCCTAAAGTTTGGTCGACCTTCTTACCGGCTTCCCGGTAGGCTTCAGCTTTTGTCCTAAACTCTTCAGCAGCTTCGCTAGCATCATCTAAAGCTCTGTCCTTCTCAACGTAGCCGTCAGCGAGCTTAGCAGTGACGGTCCTGTGCCAATCCCTGTACTCACCGAACCAGGCACGTTCAAACCAACCCTCACGGGCTGGCCCTTGGACAGGGGGTGTGATGTTTGTTTCCGCGCTAGCGTGATGAAAAATCATACCAAGAGTAAAGGACAGGGCCACTATCTTGAACATGATCCACATGATCTTCCAAGAATAGTAAGCCCGGGTGGTCGAGGGCTGATCTTCACGTCTCAAGCGAGCAAGTTCACCGCGTAGGAGTTCTTCCCGAAGATTGGATGAAGCAAGATCATTGCGAAGTCCACGGTTTAGGCTTTTAACACGCTCATGGTGACAGACGAGCTGCCCGAAAAAAGCCGTGGTTTGGTCTTCTTCAGCGGGGAACTCAACCCAATCCTCTGAACCAGAGACAACATCCAAAACGTAGGTGCGGTACACATCGCCGACAACTCCAGACGCAGAAATTACACGTTGGAAACCTGTAGTCGGCCAATAGTACCCACGTAATGGATAGCCAATGGCTAGAGGAATGGGGTCAGGGAAGATCTTTTTAAGATTTCCCCTGACTGCGGCGGATGCCCGCCTGAGGATCCGCCTGGCCTTGGGGTTGCCAAGGCCAAGGGCCTCATCAGCTGGAGAGTGGTAATAGGCTCTCTGGCCGGCTCTAGCCGCCATCGCCACCTTTGG